GATACGATTTTCCAAGATCGAGAAGACCTCGTCTCTGGAAGAGTTATAGATTATGTAAAGACACAGAAGCTCCTATCACAATTAGAGCTAAAAGGCAAGAACGGCTCAAAGGGACTTAAGGGTCTTAAAGGTTTGAAGGGTAAGAAAGGCAAGAAGGGCGTAAACGGTATCATCAACAACAGAACTGGTGAATTCTATTCAGGACGCATTCTTGAATACGGAGCACGAGGCTTTATCCTATCTTATACAGATGATAAACATGTCGGCGGCGATATGATACCGATGGCTTATTATGAATTCCCACGCCCACTTTATTCAAATCAAGACTACATCAAGATTGTCTGGAACACAAACGGTTTCGTTGAGGTTGAATAAATGATAGATTACGAAAAGTATCCTTGGCTTTGCCCGACAACCGGACGATATGAACCTGGCTGCTACAATAAAGATACTGGCAACCGTGTTTCAGAAGGCGAAGGCAACAATGCAGAAGCAGTAACTACCGATGCATACGGTACTTACGGTTTAAAGCTAGTCTATTACAAGATTTCGCATTCAACCACAAGCGTAGATGAAACAGGAACATACGACCCGATTTATGGGGAAGATCAGTTGCAGATGGTTGAGCGTTCATTTTATTTCAACGGCTACACTGAAAAGATACCGCCTAATGTAAGAACATACCAACTGCAAGGTATCTGGGGCGAAGATCTAGTTCAGGTCTTCGTCGGCAAGACTGCTTTTAAGTATTGGTCAACATACGGCGGTAAAGATAAGAACACACCTGAGGTCTTCGAAGATTTTGAGCCAAGGATCGGTGATGTGGTATACTTTCCTGCGAATGATACCTTTTACGAAATTCGTGATGTGAAGTATTTCAGCGAAGCGTTCGGTTTGGCATCACATACTTATACTTTGACACTTAAAGTTTATAAAGACTGCAAGTATACCATTGACACAACGAATGAAACGCTTCAAGATCAGTCGGACCCAATTTACAATGTTGCGACTTCGGCGCTAAATTCGGATATTCAAACAGAAGATGTTTTGAAGTTGAATGATGTTGTCAAAAATCTTAAAGAAGAAGATGATTTTTATCAAACAGATGTAATGTGGGAAGATAAAAACAAGGGTGAAGCCAGAATTGACGGTTTTGACGGCTGGAATTGAAAAATGGGCGCTTAAATTTCGCAAATTTGGGCGCTTTTATTACAGTTTTTAGCAGAAATCATTTTTGTTGCATAATTTTTAAGCAAATACGGACAATTATACGGAAAACCGCGGAAACCGCGGTTTTTACAGTTTTCTGTAAAAGAAAATTTACAGAAAAATTCAAAAATACCCTTGACGGATTATTGAATAGTTGTTATATTTTACTCGTAAACAAAACAAACAACAAGGAAACAACAACAATGGCAACGAAGATCCGTTTTGAACCGTGCTGGGGTAAGACCCAAATTATCAAATTGAACAAGAAAGCTCGCGGTGCCTCAATTTCCTTCAACATTGAAGGCGGAAAAATGGTGATTCGTTCCTATTGGGACAACAAAGTACTCCAGCGAGCCACCCTTAAGGGTTGCACCTCCGGTCACTTTTATGCTGAGGACTAAACTATGACAAAAACAAAAGCAGAACTTGTTGAACAGATGCGCCACCAAATCACTGAAAAAAGTGAACAGGCAATAAAGGCACTTTTGCGCCTACACGAATTTCAAACCTCTTCTGAACAGATGACAAAGGACACCCATGTAATGAACGGTGTGGGCTTTTCAAAAGCCGATGCGAAGGTTTTGACTTCCCTTGTCAATTTTCACAAGAAGACGGGATTTTTGACGCCCAAGCAGATGAAATTGTTGCAGCACCGTATCGGGAAATATGCTGGGCAGCTTGTCAACCTTAGCATTGACAAGGGACTTATCAAAAAGACCTCTGAAGGATATGTCAAAAATGGCTAAGAAAATCAAAATCCTCTTTACCTGCTGCTTCTGCGGAAACAAATTTGATACAAAAGAAGCGAACAATGCGGAACCCGTTATCAAGAACGGGGAATGCTGCGGCGACTGCAACAAAAAATATGTCATACCCGCAAGGATTGAACTTGCTATGAAAGGAAGAACCTGATGATTGAATTTACGGGAATTGAAATTGGCTTGCTGCAAGACGCATTGCGCTATTACTACCGAGAGATGCGAGATGACGGCTATGACAGCGTGCGCCGCAGAATGCTTGCTCGTTTGGACAAAGCAGTTTCGCTTGACGAAGATGTACACAACATCTTAATCAAACTTGGAACCATACCACCCGACCCACCTGTGGAGATTGATGACTAATGAAACTTGAACAATTCATCAAGAAAGTTGATTTGCAGAAATTCCCCAACATCACCTGTATGGACAAACTTGAAACCATTGATGGTGATGACATTGTCAAAGGCGGAAATCTTCGCAAGAAACCTTTTGAACTTGTGAAAGACTTGGAAGTTGAACCCGATGAAAAACCTGACAAGCTTAAAATCGGAATTTACGACACCTATGTTATTCACTGCATCTTTGAGGATGATGACTAATGACAACTTACTTCTTTGTAAAGGTTGATGGGAAGTGGGAAAAACCGTTTGACCATTATCCCGTTGCGAAGTTCCACGGCATCAAGAATAAGAAGATTGAAATCTATGAACTTAATCTTGATGATTTGAAAAAGAAGAACCTTGTGTGGAAAAACAATTAAACCCAGCCATTGCCAAAACCCAACAATTTAATTAAATTTGAAAAAAGAGGCAACAAAATGAAAATCTCCGAACTGTTCAACAAAATTTCCAAAACTTCTGGCGCCGCTGCAAAGGCTGCTTTGATGAATGATAACATGACCGATGTTATCAAACAAATTTTTGAAGACACCTATGATAATTCCCGCAAGTACTTCGTGAAGAAGTTTGAAATGCCGGAAACATACGGTAAGAAAACCCTTGAAAAGAACTATCCCGAATTTCACAAGATGCTCCAGACGCTCGCTGATCGTTTGGTGACTGGCGGAAATGCTATCGCCCTTGTTGAACAGAAGATTGCGGAATTTAACGAGGAAGACGCTGACATCCTCGCCCGTATCATGGACCGTAATTTGAAAATCGGTCTTTCCAAAGATTCGTTTGCCAAACTTCTTGGCGAAGAAGCTCCTAAGAAATTTGAAGTGACGCTCGCGGTCAACCTTGACAATGCGAAAGGCGTCAACCCGCTTGACGGAACTTTCTATGCCTCCCGCAAGTGTGACGGAACCCGTTGCATCGGTATGTGCAAGAAAGCAAAGGGAAAGGTTGAAATCACTTTCCTCTCCCGCGGCAACAAAGAATTCACGACACTTGATAAAGTTAAGCCGGCACTTACTTGGTATCTCCGCGACCTTCCGGACGGTGATTATGTGACCGACGGTGAACTCTGCAAGGTTGACAAAAATGGCGATGAAGACTTCCAAGCCATTATGAAGGAAATCAAGAAGAAGGATTGGACTATCGCTGATCCTTGCTATCAGATGTTTGACTTCTGCACACTTGATGAATTCAACGGCGTCAAGAAATCGGTGAACTTCACCGGCCGTTACACACAGATGCAGAAGATGATGAAGGGCAACAAGTTCCCGGAAATCAAACTTCTCAAACAAGAACTTATCAAGACACAAGAAGACTTTGACCGTTGGTCCAAGTATGTGGAAGAAGGCAACTGGGAAGGCTTCATGCTCCGCAAGGACATTCCGTTTGAAACGGGTCGCTCTAAGAACCTTCTGAAGGTTAAGAAATTTGACGACGCTGAATATGTTGTCAAGAATGTTGAAATCGGCGAAATGACAACCGCCGAACCGATGCTCGGAAATGTGACCTTTGAAGGCGTCCGCGCCCTCTTCATTGAACACAAGGGCAACACCGTCCGCGTGGGCTCGGGATTGACAAAAGAACAGCGCATCGCTTGGAAGAAAGATCCTAGCAAGATCATCGGTAAGACGATCTGCGTCAAGTACTTTGAAGAAACTAAAAATCAAAACGGCACTTACTCTCTCCGCTTCCCGATTTTGAAATGGGTATATGACGGCAAGAGGGATTGCTGATTCAACACAAGGAGAAACTTAACATGGCTTTCAACCCATCTAAGAAAGAAATGGCTGCTCTTCAGAATGAAGCGCAAAACCTCGGACAAGCAATTAAGAACGCTGAAGACAACGGCGTTGAACTGCAGAACTCTCCCGACTTCTGGCAGCACTTTGTTGGACTGAATGATATGCTCGCTGGCATGGGATTTGGAGAAGACTAATGAAAGATTTTGGCGACTTTATTGAAACGATTTTTCCTGATGAAGACTATCGTTCTGTGTGTATGATCATCATCATACTTGCTTTCATCATTACGCTTGGCATTACCGCATGTTCCATTGTGGACAACACGATGACCAATCTGAAATGCATGGCGCAGCCGGAAGTCTGTATTCAAAAAACTGTAAGATGTCCCGCAACTGACAAACACTAAGAGGAATTAAATGAGCACTTTCAAAAATTTCAACGGCTCTGAACTGTTGGGATCTTCAAAACTTACCGTTAAGAAGTTCTTTGAACTTAACCCTATCACGAATGGTGAATGTTGCGGGTTCAAGACCGTCTCGATGCTTGACGGCGGTGGAATTTCTGACTTCGGAAACATCTTGGACCCGAATGATGGGTTTGACGATGCACTCTTTGAAGAATTCGGCACAAACGTTATTATCTATGCGGAAACCGACAAGGACGGAAACCTCCTCCTTCAGGTTGACCCTTACATTGATGATGCATCTTCCGAAGATGACGAATACTTCAAGGTTCAGTTTGAAAAAGAACTGCAGTCCAAGCAGATGACTGCCTTTATGAAGGCAATGAACGGTGACCCGACAGCTATGACAGATGAATTTGGAACTGCTGGTGCTTTCGCTGCTCTTGGCGGCAAACAGATGCAGGACACCGATTATGAGTTCAAGTATGAACACCGCTTCAGCATGAACATGCCGCCTAAGCAGGTCTTTGACCTCGTGAAGAACAAGCTCGGATTGACAAAGGTCAAGCGTCTTGTTCGCATGGCTGACTCACACGATGTTGAAGATGTGACAGACTTCTTCTCTGAAAGCATTGAATATGCGGAATACCGTGTGCCCGACTTCAATGAAAGCGATTATATGAACTCCGGCCGCACCGCAAATATGTACTCCATCAAGGTGGAATTGGAAGACGATTCCGTCGCCCGCTTTTGGGAAATGCAGATTGTGGTTGATGTAGCAACCTTGGGCATCATCGGCGTTTCGTTCTGCAACGGAACTGACGAAGAACAGTCTATCGGCGACCGTGATGAATACATGGTTGTGAACATTGAAGCAGAACTGGCAAAGAAGGCTGCTAAGCAAGCCGCTCAGAATGCTCCCGCCGATGAAGATGAACCTGAACCTACTTTGGTTTATGGCTTTGACGGCTCGGACATTGATATTACACCGGATCTTGTGAAGAAATACAAGATACGCGGACGCAGCGACTTCTTGAAGATGATACCTCCTTCTTGGTATGACCATCCGCAGCGTGAAACACTTCGCCCGAACATCAAGTTTGATAAGAACTTCAGACTGCGTGATTTTAACATCTTCCTTGAAATGGAAAAGAATGATTGGTATTACACCTGCATCTCTACACGCATTGATGATCCGGGTAAGTGGGCAGACTGGAAGAAGTATCAAGAACCGCTTCGCCTTTGTGATGTTGCTGATGTGCTTGCTTTCTACGGAAATGATGAGTACTCAGATGATCAGTTTGACCTTGACCCTGAAGAAGACTTCAAGGGAACTGTGCAGGATGCAGCAGACAACCATAGCATTGACAATGTTTGGGTAAACCCTGACTGGGCAGACAAGCCAATGCCTAAGACAGCAAAGATGGTATCTTGGTGCAACGGAAATGAACCTCCGTTCTACTGCTTTGACTTCATCATGTGTTATGATGATGCCACAAAGGAAATCCTCTTCTGCGTTGACCATCGAGACTAATCATGACAACTACATTTGAGAAGATTTTGAACAAGATTATGTTCGCTTTGTTTTTCATCATAGTGGGCATGATCCTTGTTCTCTTTGATGTTCAACCTCCTACGGAACCTGTCATGCCAGAGGAACTTCGGACGATAGATGCAGTGGTGGTTGACGGACTTTCTCAAGACCCGTTGATGGAAAGTATTACCAAATTTACCATTGACAGCCTTTGGAAATTTAATTAAATTTGAAATATCAAAAACAAAACAAACAAAAAGGAAACTCGCTTATGTCACTTTTTGACGGCATCTTCGGCAAGAACAACGAAAACAAGAACGCTCCGGAAAACGGGGAAAACTTCAACCTCTCTTATCTCTCCGCCCATATTGAAAAGGCGAAGGTGGAACCCAAGCCTCAGGAAACTGAAGACGACGAGGAAACTCGCACTCACAAGGCTTGCCACGAAGCACTGAAGAACTCCGGATATGCTCCGGAAGACAAGGCAAAGATTGACCGACTTCTTGACGAAGCTCGTGATGCTTGCGCCGACAAGGAAACTTCTGCAGAAGAAGCTGCTAAGAAGACCTTCGGCCTCGGCAAGGAAATGATCCTTGCGGATATGAAGCTCGCTGCCGACAAGCTCACCGCCAAGCAGCGTCAGGAATTTACTGATGTGGTCACCAAGAACTACGACTTGCTTGCCAAGAACTACGACATCTTTGGCACACCTGTCGGAATGATGCTTGCCAAGACTGTGATGGAACATGAACAGCACATGCAGATGGCTGCTCACGCACTCTTCTCCCTCTTGAAGAAAGATGCTCTTCCGGACAAGCTTGCTGAAACAATGGTGGATATGTTCATCGCCAAGGTTAGCAAGAATGTTCAGGACCTTGAAAAGGCCATCAAGGTGAGCCGCACTATGGACAAGAAGTTCCGCGAGGCTGCTGAAAACGGTGACCTTGAAGATCTTCTTGGACCGTCCGATGACCTCCGTCGCTTGATGGGCGACAACTCTGAAGGAGACGAAGATGAAGACTAATGAAGAAGGCATGACCAAGGTTGAACTTGGTGATGAAGTTGACATCAAGGAAATTGGCACGCTGTTCAATGACTTGGCTCGCATGGGCCTTGTCGGACAGATTGCCCTCTCCGCTGATGTAAGCATGTTCCAGTTCATCAAGGATATGTTTAAGCTCCGTGACCAGGTGTTCATTAAGCACGCCACGGACATCATGAACGCTGAAGGATAACTTATGGCTACTTGGGTCGGATATGACGAGTTCAAGGAAAACCTTGAAGTCGCTCATAACACATTTGCGAAAGCAACCGAGCTGAAGGAAAGAATTGAAAAGGTGATTGCGGAACATAATCTTCCGTCTGTCAAACTTCATATCACTTTCCCGAGTAAGATTACTCGCCGCACTGCTGACTTCAGCATCAACGCTGAATATCAGAAGAATTATGCAAGAGACAATTACTTTCACTTTGGTCGCCGTCTTGATATTTCTTACCATGTGACAAAGGTCAGAACTTACATCAAGATTGATAGCTGTGGCTCAAATATGTCAGGGTACTCTTCTTCCGAGTATGAACCTGATAAAAGCTATTACTACGGTTTTGGTAAAGCGGTTGAACGCATTTCCGGCAAGAGCCTTGTAGGACTTGAAATTAAAGATCTTGACGCTTTTGATGAACTGCTTATTGCGATGTTCTCACCTCCGCTTGATGAAAACGGTTATGATATGTCGGTCGCAAATGTCGGAAAGTTCATGAAGAAGCGCTTGCTTTTGAAGGAAGCAACCCTAAAGCGGAAAAGTAAAAAGATACTTTGATATGTGACGAAAACTTTGTTATATTTGCTAATAAATAAAACACAAATAAACAAAAGAGGTAATCATGTCCAGTGATTTTGATACAAGTCAGTTTGATGCAGAAAATTCCGATGAAATCATCGCTAAGGGTGTTCGCTTGATTAAGCAGCGCACAGCGGGAAGACTCGAGAAGGCTTCTGCTTGGAAGAATCCTAATGCACTTCCTAAGGCAAAGGACCTAGATCCTGATGCAAAGAAGGTGCTTGACGCTACTGTTGCCCATTGGCAGGAAGAAGCGTTCAATATGGGCTACAAGAAGGCTTTGAATGATGTGCTTGGGGATATTAAGGCGTTGAGCATTTAACATATCCACACATCTTTTTTGCACAATCTGTAATAAAACCACCCAAATTTCACAAATTGGGTGGCTTTTTTTCATAATTTTAAGAACCGAGGCAAATATGCGAGACGCATCCAGAATTTTTCCTCTTTACAACTTCTTAGCACGGGTACATCTTGAGAATTTTCCCGACTGGCGCTTCGGACAGTTCCTTGACAATTTCAAGGATTGGTATGGTCGGGACTTGTTTTATCTTGAAGACGACGCCGTTGAAGAAAAAGTGACAAGATTCGTCACAGCTATGAAACTACATCAGAAATTTAAGGACAATAAAAATGGCTAACACTTTTCCTAAGAAAGTAATCAGACTTTCAGACATACCCGCTGGGATTTCTGAGAAGGATTGGAAGAACGAATACTTCTTCAGAATTGCGAAGGATGAATTCGGAAACCATGTTAAATGCCAATACGGTCACGGCATAAGATTTGCTGCTGCCGGTGTTGGCGTGCCTTGGGAAACCTTCATTGACTGTTATATGTCAGACGATTACATGCGGGTTGACCGCACAACATGGCGTTTTTGGCATGACGGAAAAAATGCAACGGGATGGAATAAAGGAACTACTTTCAACTCTTACATTCAGAAACCAAATCCGCAAGATAAGTATCACCCGCAGGAAATGATTTGCGAGTATTCCCTTGACTGCGTGTATTGGAATATGAAGTATGCTTGTTATGAGTATGCTAAGTCTTACAACCTGTGGGAATTCTTAAACCCGAAGGGAATCGTTTACGAAGTCTTCGCAACTGACGCAGAAAAGGCTAAGATCAGCGGAGCTGCTGATGCAGCAAAAACTCAGAAAACCATGAATGAACATCTGTTGAAGTTGTTCGAGTTCGAGACTCATCAATGTCCTGGTGAATACATCAAGGAAGTGACATACCCAGTAAAGTTTGGAAACAAGGTTCATGACCGTCATTCCTTCTGCCGTTTGAATGACCGTCAAGGAACGGGCAAGCTCGGAATTTTCTTCTATGATATCGGAAAATTCAAAAGCAAGTTTGTGACTTATGAAAATCTAACCACGGAAAAGATTGACGAAATCTGGCAGGAATGGCTAGAAGCAGTTAAGAACGAACATCAGGACATTGCTAAAGCAGTCCTAGAAACCCTTGCGAATGCCAAGGCTAAAGCAGTCCTAGAAACCCTTGCGAATGCCAAGGAATAAAAGTCTTCAAATTTTCAATTTATCCATTTAAGAATGGGTCAAAAGTTGTTATTTTTTAACTGTAAACAAATCAAACAACTAAAGGAAACAACATGGCAGACTATTTAACAAAAGACCAACTCAGAAACCTCTTCCAAGAAAGAGTTGAGAAACTTGAATCGTTAGGATTCGTTGACAAGGCACCTGACCCGGGTCGTTGGCTGACCGTTTGGAACATCAAGGGTTTGCAGAAGCGTTTTTCCACTTACGATACGGATCTTCGCGTTCTCGCTTGTCCGTGCTCTGAAGACGCTTGCATCATCGCTATCAACCTTGATACCGTTGACTCCAAGTTCATGAAGGACTGGGGAAACTGCAAGGCATCTTCCACCTACATCAAGGTTCCTGTCGCTTTCTCTGCGATGTATGCAAGAGAATGGAATTTTGAAAAGCGTCCGTCTCATCTTTACCAGGAAGAAGCGAAGAAGATGGTTTTCCTCCGCACTCGTGAAGATGTTGAGGCTTGGTTTGACAAGCTTGAGCAGGAAATCCCATATTGGGTTGCTCAGTCTGAACAATGCGCTAAGGCATTGAAATTCATCAAGACTGAAGGCAAGCAGTATAAGGACATTATGAAGCCTTTGACAAAGAGGGCTCCGGAATGGAAGGCTGCTCGTGAGGCTTATGAAAATCTCATCCTCGTTCAGATGAAGAAGATCACGAAGCGTGATGAAATCATGAAGGAATCTCGCAAGGGGTTGGCATAATGACTAATACACGCCGAGAAAAGTTCATGCATTGTCATGAACATATCGCTGAATGCTTTAAGAAGCACGGATTGAAATATACCCGTCCTGAATTTACATCTCGTGTTGATAATGACCTCAACCCTGATGATGATCAGTTCTTCATGTGTAATGAAATTCATCTGAAGAATGTGGGCATTGCGAATAAGTGGTCCCAGGACTGGAACGGCAGCATGGAGCTTTGCCTTGCTGCGCCGCTTTGCGCTAAACCGGGTTCTTACATTGTTTTGGACTTTGATGCGATAAACTGGAAGAAGTGCTTGACATCTTTCTCGGACGATGCCATTAAGCGCGGCGAATATGTTTCTGTGAAGAACGTCATTCATCCTATCGCTTCCTCATCTCGTGATGAAAACAGCGGACTTTGTTTGAACGGTGCCAATAACCTTTGGCTAAGGCAGTGCCCAAACGGTATGCCGCCTGATGTTATCAAAGACGGACGCATCACCCGCAATTATTACAACAATGTGTGGGATGAGTCTCGCGGATACATCGTTCAGAAAGGTTGGAAACCGACGCTGCTTAAGGATGTGATGATTCTTGACACTGATGAAGAATTTGATGCGTGGTTTGAAAAGCTTGTCGCTTTCATGCCGAAGTGGAAGGAAGACATTAAGCGTCTGACTGACATCACAAAGGCAGTGACTGACAAGACCGTTGACCTTCGTGAAACAATGAAGAATTACAAAAGCAAAACCCAACAGTGGAAGGACGCTTGTGCCGAATACAACAAGATCCTTCTTGCTGAACTGGCAACATTCTAAAAGGAAACCAAAATGAAACACTTACCACAGATCATCACTCACTTGAGTGATAACGATTTTTACAAGTTCACCATGGGACAGATGTTTGTGCATCAGTTCCATGACGCCAAGGTTGAATGGACATACAAGAACCGCGACCCGAACCGAAAGTTCACTCGTGAGATGATTGATGAAATCAACTACCAGATTGACCTTTATGCCAAGCTCCGTTTCACACCGTGGGAACTTGAACACTTTGCGAAGATTGACTTCATGAAGGGCGACTACATTGGCTTCCTGAAGCGCTACAGCATTGACCGCAATGAAATCACTTGCGTGTATGATGAAAAGTTGCAGCAGCCGGAAATCCACTTCCGTGGCTACAATGTGGATGTGTCCTATCACGAAGTTCCTGTGATGAGTATCGTGTCGGAAGTTTGGTTCCGCATGACCTACAGCGAGGAAGAACAGAAGAAGATCATTGAAGACGCTAAGGAACGCGCTCGCAAGAAGATTGACAAGCTCATCAAGGGTGAAATCAAGATCGGTGCTTTCAGTGAATTTGGTACACGCCGTCGCTTCTGCAAAGAATTCCAGATGTGGTTGATTGAAGAACTGCTTAAGTATCAGTTCAACGGCACTGTCTTTGTGGGAACAAGTAACGTTTACCTTGCCTTCCTCTTTGGCTGCAAGCCGGTCGGAACTATGGCTCACGAAGCGATTGAACTTGTGGGTCAGGGTTTCCCGTTCCGCAACCCAGCCTACTCGAACTACTACATGATGAAGGCTTGGATTAAGGAATATGGCATTAAGAACGGTATCTACCTGACTGACTGTATCACGACTGACTGCTTCCTTAAGGACTTCGGTATTGAACAGGCACGCCTCTTCGCTGGCCTTCGTCATGACTCGGCTGACCCGATTGAATGGGGTGAAAAGATGCTCGCCCATTATCAGAAGCTCGGTGAACCGACAAAGAACAAGACCCTCTTGTTCAGCGATAGCCTTAACTTTGAAAAGGCAGAAGTGATTTATCAGCGCTTCGCCCTTCGCTGCAATGTGGCTTTCGGTATCGGTACTTGGCTTGTGAATGACACGGGTCACTTTGATGCCATGAACCAGGTGATTAAGCTCACCGAAGTAAACGGTATTCCGGTCTGCAAGATCTCGGATGCCGCAGGTAAGTTCATGGGTAAGAGCGAAGAATACCGCGACTACCTGCAGCGTGCTATTGACTGGAGAGTTCAACATGAGTAAGTCAAGTAAAAAGGCACTGATTATTTTGGTGCTATTAGGACTCGCCTACGGCACTTTACTCGCTGCTGACCAGTATCTCAAGATCTGCAACAGCCGCACCTGCTACACGCAGACGGTGCAGAACATGAAGTCATGGCAGTGGATGAAGACCGCTGATGGCACAAAATTTGTTCGCATCTTTACATCCGATGGTAAGATCATTGATGTAACTGGTCAAGATCTCACCGTTGAGGTGCAGAAGACGCGAAATAAATAGGATATGAAAAAGAAAATCTTAAAATGGCTAGGCATTGGCCTCGTGGGCGCACTTGTCGCTCACGAAACAAATGCTTTATCTGAAATCAGAAAAGAACTTTGGAAACTAAGGAACCACTAATATGTATGGTAAGAAACTAGCATATATCGTCAAAGTGAAAGACATCCGTGAAATCCCAGGTGCTGACAGAATTGAACTTGCATCTGTGATGGACTACACAGTTGTTGTTAAGAAGAACGAATACAAACCGGGTGACCTCGGCCTTTATGTGGAAGTTGACTCCGTCCTTCCCGATGGCCTTTCTCCCGAACAGCGTGAACAATATGACTTAATCAAGTCGGGTGAACTATATCGCCGTCTTAATGTACCTTATGATGACGAAAAGATTAAGGCTGACCTTGAAGTCATTCAGAAGCAGTCTGAATACCCTTACTTTGAATTTCTTCGTGATAAGAAGTTCAAGATTAAGTCAATGAAGCTCAGCAAGTTTGGCGTCGTATCTCAAGGTATCTTGTTCAAACCCGATGAACTTGGGCTGGACAAGGTTAAGGAAGGCCAAGACTTCACTGAACAATTCAAGATCATTGAATTGGTGCAGGATGAAGAAGAAGCCGGTCTTAACACAGGAAAGAAGGATGGGTGGCTTGTCCGTAAGTTGATGAGATATGCATGGTTCCGTGCATGGCGTAAGTCTCGCAATGTGGTTGAAGCATGGGATCCAACCTTCCCTGGTAAGTCTGACGAAGAAAATGTTCAGAAGCTTTACACCAAGATGTTCAACCAATACGGCGATAAGGAATGGGTCGCTACTGAAAAGCTTGAAGGACAAAACATCTCCATCTATTCAGAAGAAGTGAAGGGTTTCTTTGGTAAATCTTCAAAGCGTGTGGGCGTCTGCTCTCGCACTCGTGAACTTTCGCCGAAGGGAACTGGAGCTAACTTCTGGAAGACTGTCAAGCGCTTGGGCCTTGATGAAAAGGTCAAGAAGATCCCGGGTGAATGGTGGTGCCGTGGAGAACATGTCGGTCCTGGCATTCAGAAGAACATCTACAAGTTGAAAGACACTGATGTAATCTTCTTTGATTTTTACCGTAAGGAACATTACATTGACGTAACCAACGGCAAGAAGAAGAAAACTCGTTGGGTCAAGTTGAACTTTGAAGAATCGGTTGCTTTCGCAAAGCAATGGGATCTTCCTTTCGTTCCAGTGCTTGACGAACATTACAAACTTCCTGCTAACGGCGTTAATGACAAGGGTGTGCCTGTCTCTGGTGCAGACATCATGTTGCAGCAATCTGACAAGAACACTGTCTTCGGTAACGATCTTAAGCACAAGCGTGAAGGATTCGTTCTTCGTCTTCGTGACGATTACAATGTGTCCTTCAAGGTCAAGAACCCGAACTACTCCCTCTAAGGAGGCCTAAAATGGCTACACGCTCTAAGAAGGTGTTGAAGACGCTTGCTGATAAAGCGTTTGAACCTGAAAAGAAAACAAAGAAGGCAACGCCGAAAAAGAAGGCTGAACCGAAGGAAGATAAGAAGCTCACATACACAATGTGTCCTACCTACGCACACCCAGGTGCTAAAGAAAGGTCAGGTGCTGGCATTGTGATGTGGGGTTCCATTCTTAAGTCAATGAAGGATCTTGGCATGAAAATGGACGAGATCCCAGCTTTGGCTCAACTGCCTGCACCGCTTCATATCGGCACTTGGGCAGACGGTTCAGAACGAATCGCAACCCATGTCGGATGTTGCATTGATGGTGAGAATATGTACTGGGACTTTTATCAAGTCAAGGACGGAAAGATCTATCACATCAACATGCGAAAGATGAAGCCGGCGGACTTACCTCCGCCTCCTCAAACGGACAGGAACACAGTTCGTAAAAATGAAATCGTAAATTAGGCAGTATATGTACATTGTTGAAGCCCTAAAGCAAGAGTTCCCTGAAGTAATAAAAGACCTGACGGAGTATGACCAATTCCTCCGTCGTTATTATGTGGAAGAGGACCTTGTAAAAATTTTTGACTCTGAGAAGCAGAGCTATGAACTTGCAAGACAGGCATGGGCTGCACTTAGGGATAAGAAATTCAAGGATTACAACAAGTATCAATGCTGGTATAGTCGGGCGATGAATTCTGACCCCGACTTCCTAAGACATTTCATCAAGACGATGTTTTATGATAACAACGACTACTCCAACCTATCTGCTGAAGAATTGAAACAAGTAATTGAAAGACATTACGAAGAGGAAGGCAAAAAATGATTTACTTTTATGGCGGCGCGTTTGACCCATTTACAACCGCTCATCGGGATATTGTTAAGAGCTTAATGAAGCACAAGCAGCCTGATGATCTTGTTGTGATTGCTGTGACGGACAATGATGAAAAGACTTATTCGTGTCAGCAACATAACAGACAGAGCATCATTCGTCGTTCTTTGGACGAGGAATGGTTTAAGAATGGACTTACAATCATGCCTCAGAAAATGCGGACTTATTCGCATTTGAAGCAGACTTTTGGAAAAGACGAACACGGAATCACAATCGTCATCGGCGAGGACGAATTAAACGCGCTTGCTGACGGCAAGTGGGTGCATGCCGATAATTTGATTAGGGACTACCAATTTATCGTCTTCAAACGTCATTTGGAGGCTGTTCCAAGTGTCCTGAATAACCCAAATATAGCGCATATCAAATATACAGTCCGCGACATTGACGCTGACTTGGTATCGTCCACGGAAGTCCGTAAGATTTTCTACAGAAACCCTGCGGTGACCTTTAAGGAAGTTCAGAAGTACATAACCATCGGTGCTTTTAAGCTCATTAAGGACCGCGGACTTTACTGGCAGAATGGCGAACAGTATGCCGAAGAGGAAGCTCAGTTCCTCAAAGATTATGCAGTTGCTAAAGAAAAGAATGGGTGGGGCGAGCCGTCGGTGACCACTGACACAATCGCTTACAACGGTGGAAAGATCCTTCTTATCCGTCGCTTGAAACCTCCGTTCAAGAATCATTGGGCTCTCCCGGGTGGCTTCTTTGAGAAGACCGACGCGGACTTGCCTGATGGCGCTGCCCGTGAATTGAAGGAAGAAACCGGCATCAACATTGAGCCAAGGAGGTTCCGTCAGATCCTTGCATACGGTCATAACTTTGACCCACGCATGAAGATTGTGGATGTAGCCTTTGCGGTAAGAGTGCCTCATTCGGAAATGAAGAAGGCAAAAGGCGATGATGACGCCGCTGAGGCAAGATGGTTTGACCTTGACGATTTGCCTGCACTTGCATTCCATCATGCACAAATCATTGAAGATTGGAGAAAGCAGAACGAGGAATAAACTTCCTCGTTTTTGTTTTTTATCCATTTACATCTCACCCAAAAATTGTTAAATTATAAACATAAACAAAACGGAGAAACCCGATGAACGAAATTACCGATGAAGAAACCCTCTATGTTGGCGTTGACTGCCAGAACGATTTTATTACTGGCGCCCTGCCAAATCCTCGTGCAGAAGCGAAGGTTCAGGCCATTTGTGAAAAGATCAGAAATCACAAGGGCCCGCTCGTTATGACACACGACACCCACTTCAATAAAGTTCAGGTTGAAAGCAACTGGCCTCCTATGGGTGGAAAGCCTTATGAAGAAACTTTGGAAGGATCTAAGGACGGCCACGGTATTCCGGTGCATTGCATCAAGCTAACTGAAGGTTATGAAATTCAAAAGGACATCCTTGCAGCTTGTAAGTCGCTGAACACCGACAAGGAAATCCGCTTCTTCGCCATTGACAAGTATACCTTTGGCTGGGACGGCTGGAAGGAATACCTCAAGACCTTCAAGTTCAAGAAGATCGTCGTTTTCGGATTTGTCGCCGGCATTTGTGTGGACAGCCAGGCTACTATCTTCCGTGCATTGTATCCTGACATGCCGATTGAAGTTGACGCTGCATGCACCGCAGGCTTCACACCTGAAGATGAAAAGGCTGCATACACCGTCATGAAGATGAAACAGATTGATGTTATAAATGAAGATTAAGAACCCATTTTATAACCCTTTCAAGCGGGTTGACGTTGACTTCATCTATGAAGAGGTGATGGAAATCGTCAACCAGTTTGGACTGGTTTCTAAAGAGGCAGGCTCCTCTTATCAAGAATTTGGTTTTCCAGATTACAGCAAGCGGGTTATAGAAATTCAATTTCTGAAAGCCGGAGACAACACAAAGAAGCAGCTGCCAAAGACTATCAAAATCGGTAAGAAACTTTGCCTTGGCATCAAGCGTTCATACAGTTATGATTACACACTTGAGCGTGATGGGTGGCAGGAATTTGAAAAACCTAACAGAGTATTTTTGTGGGATTGGAAATTCTATAAGAAATGTTTTGTAAAAGAACTTGAGAAAATTCAGTATCAGATTGTTAAAGATGACAAGCTGAGCAAGAAGGTCGCACTATTTAGAGAAAGGTTTAGCAATGTTTGACAAGATAACTGTGGTTGACGCATTTGAAGAAATTGCCAACCTCGCTACACAACTTGACTTATCTGCAGTAAAGAACGAAAAGGCAGAAGAAATCAGATTTAACATCAATGGTGTGAAGAGGAATGAAGGTTCCGATTACATCATTTCCTTTGATTACACGATGATTGAAGGACGCTTACTGCCTTTCCGCGTCAACATTCCTACAAAGTGGGGACTTAATCGTAACGGAAAATTGTGGGTATGCCATGATACATTTCTTGGCGGCACACCGTTTGCGCCTCATTGGAAATGGCGTTGGGTTCGTCAGCGAGACAGGTTATGTAAGCTCATTACAGAGATCCGTGAGCAGAACGCTAACTTTCAAAAGCAGATTGAAAAGGCTGCATTGCGTGTAGAACGCTTTTTACCTTAACTTAACATAGGGGAGGCACTATGTTTGAAAATTGGTTTAAGACCGTAACTTTTACAGAGATACTTGATGACTTTTACACACTCATCAAACAGTATGATCTCAAAGAACAGCGAGATGATGGGAAGATTTTCTATAGTCTGAACAGCAAAACAAATTACTGGCTTGTCAGAATGGACTGCACCAAGCTTGAAGATGACGGCCTCTTTCCATATAAGATAAGCTATGGCGTCACCGGACATTGGGAGAATAATGATGGCCGTTTAACATGGCGTATCGGCGAAGGAAACATCAGAACTATTGAAGGAATTACGAAGCCGAAATCCTTCAACTGGTGGCAGAAAGAAAAGAAAAAGATTGATAAGATCTTCACACAGATTCGTCACGATGAAAGAGTGATGATGAAGTACTCCAAGAAAATCAACTTAATTGGCGAAAGCCTGAAAGAGGAATAACTATGTTCGGAAAAGATAAGATAACTTTTGAAGATGCGGTCTACGAAGCGATTACCGCAGCAAAGCAACTCGGACTCGAAGAAAATTACCGTTCAGATAACGGGAACATCATCGGGTTCGGTATCCCATGTCACCCAGGCATTTCTTGCCAGCGTTTCATGGAAATTAAGTTCACAAATATCTTAGGGTCAAACATTCCGACCCGTTTGGAACTTGGGTATAACGCTGAAATGCGGATAAACGGCAATGAATTTGAGATTGCTGTAGGCAATTCGCAGACATTCGGTGGTATGCACTCCGAAACGATTGAAATGAAGAAGTGGGCCGAAGTCTTGAACACATTTAAGCGTAATGTGGAAAAGATGCAGAATGAAGCACAAGATTTACGAAAGAGAACAAAGCAGTTCTCGCTTAACGTTGAAAAGATGCTAGCCGCTCCGCTAGCTTAACCAAAGGAACCAAAATGAAACAAATGACACTTGATTGCATTGAATGGGTTAAGACCTACTTCAAGGACAATAACCAGACGAAGGCCATCGTTGGCATCTCTGGCGGAAAGGACAGCTCGGTTGTCGCAGCCATCTGCGTCCGTGCTTTGGGTAAGGAAAACGTCTTCGGCTTGCTTATGCCTTGCGGCAAGCAGGCTGACATCAAGGACTCCTACAAGTTGGTTGACCATCTTGGGATTGAACATGATGTAGCAGATATTGGCGAAGCAGTGCATGCAGTTATCGCAACTTGCGCTGATGTTGGCAACAATGAAGTTGCCCGCACAAATCTCCCAGCCCGCATCCGTATGGCGACTTTGTTCTATCACGGACAGCTCCGCGGCTGCCTTCCGGCAAACACATGCAACGCATCGGAAGATGCAGTGGGATATGCAACTTTGTTCGGCGACAATGCAGGATGCTTTGCTCCTCTCGCCAAACTTACCACAGAAGAAATTGTTGAAATGGGCAAGGATTTGGGCCTGCCTACTGATCTCGTCGAGAAAACTCCGGTTGACGGCCTTCAGCCAAAGACCGATGAGGAAAACTTGGGATTTACCTACCACGAGGTGAATGAAGTCATCCGTAAGGGTATCCACGGCGAACACTTCCAGCAGATCCAGCAGAAGTATCTCGCTAACAAGTTCAAGACTGACATCGTTCAGATTAAGGCTTTTGACCCAGGACTGCCCAATTACTTGACGGGTGAAAACATTTTCACCGAGGAAGGCACAAATGAAGCGGATGCTCAGTAAAGTAATCAAAACCACTTGGCGTTTGCTTAATAAGGTGGTCTATGGCGCTTGTAAAGTGACATATTGGGGTTTTATTGTCCCTGTGTGTTGGGCCCTCTATCATCTTGAAAAGCTCATTCCTTGGCCGAATTTGTCAATTCCCGCCGAAGAAGAAAAGAGAATCATCAAAGATTCTTTCATTCATTTTTAAGTGAGGGAAATATGAAAAAGTTCAGTCAACTAACAGATGCGGTCAATGATCTGCGCCTCGGAGAAATTGGTTACGGTGGTTTAGACACTTGGAAAGATGGGCCATGTGCTCGCTATCTCAAGATGCAACTCCAGACCGACTGCGATGAGGGCAACTACATCGAGTACTCTATCATTCGTCTTGATGATGCGATAGACGGAGCAGAGTTCTACTTCGAGATGACCGAAGGTAGACAGTTAACCGATGAAGAACGCGATGCTTGGTATGACTGGGCTTTGGCTTGCCCTGTGAAAGCATTCAAGCTTGAAAGACCTGACACGCTTTAGGAATTTTAATTTGTTTCAACTATTGACGGTTGGGCAAAACTTTATTAAATTTTACACAAACAAATTGAAACAATCACAACCAAAAGGTAAATATGGCAGAACAAAATAAGTATACCTTTGACGGCGCAGAACTCGGAATCGTTCCGCTCTCAACTCAAATTGCGAATGAAGTTCCTCCTGGAACTTACACATTCTCATTCAACCAAATGACAGGTCTTCATGTCGTAAAGTGTGAAGATGTGCCTGAAGTTCCTCATAAGGTCTATGGCGGACAGGAACTTCGTGTGGCAAAGGTTTACCGTGCCTTTGACCGTCGCCCAAGAAACACAGGTGTGTTGCTGTCCGGTGAACCGGGCATGGGTAAGTCCCTCTTCATCCGTATGATTGCGGCTGAAGCAAAGAAGCGTGGACTGCCGGTCTTTGTCGTGAACTCAAACTGCCCAGGTTTGGTTGCATGGCTGAAGCGCTGCCACACACATTCTGTGGTCATTCTTGATGAATTTGAAAAGATCTT